GCCGAGCGTGCGGATAGCAGCTGCGCCGTCCTTAACGAGGTCGGTATCGTCTGGGGTTTCCCAGGCGTAGTTAGTTGTTGTTGCCATGTTTCTCCTTTATCAGGCTACTATTGTAGCGTCAATCCATTCGAGTCCTGCGTTGATTGTGTTCCAAGTTTCAGTAACTGGCACCCCGTTCCAGCGCATAGCCTGGAGGCTATAAGCCGTTGGGGATACTGTTAAAGTCAAGTAGAGCGCGTTATACCCAGCGCTGAAAGTCCAACCTTCGATGAAACCTTGAAACTCGCCATTATTTATGTTTATCGGTAAATCTGTAATGTTTACTGGCATACCCATAAACACGCCTAATAATGAATCTCGGTCTGTATCATCAATCTCAGGGCTAGAAAGTGGGAAAGTAATTGACTTAAATTGAGCCTGTGGGAAGGCGCGTAAGGTTAAATAAAACTCAGCCTGATCTAGCGCATCAGATCCGTTTTCAAGTGAAGTAGTAATCTCGTAAGCCTGTTGACCATAAACTGAGATAGATTCAGCATCCAAAGCAGATTCTTGAGCGTTAGCCTTGTAAGTGATAGTCACATTATTTCGGACATCGCCTGATCGTTTTGAGGTTCTAATGCCTCGAGCCAAAGCGTGATTGCCAGTTAAATCCACATAACCATTAGTTGTTAAGTAAGAGCTGCGCCTAGTGCTGTCTGCATACCCGATTCTGCCTTCTGAGTCCTCATAGAGGTAGCCAAGTCCAGAAGTAGCCAAGGATGATACAAGACTGTAAATGTCTGTAATGCTTGATGAGCGAGAAGTTAATTCATAATCACCTGGTTGATCGACATCGCCTAGTCCAGAGTTCTCAGCCTCTGCCCAGGTGGTTGTTGCATCGTAAGTTGCCCAAGTTGTTGCTGCTGGTACTTCATTCCAAGTATCGAATAAAGCCTGACTTAAAATGGTGTAAATCTGATTGCCATCAAAGTCTTTGCTCAAAACACCTTCTGTAAGGGTCTTAGGCAGTTTAGACAAAGCACCCAAGGCAACTATCTTGATTTGTTCTGAAATAGCCGTAGATGAGGCTTGAGTGACTTCTACATCGATGTCTGTTACATAACCACCAAACAGGTTTACAAAAGTGCCAGATGAGTCTTTGACCTGAATACTGATCTGGTCATTGACATCGATTTGAATGGGTGAAAGATCAAGGTTAATAATCTCAACATTGCAGTAACCTGCGTAAGGCTGAGAGTAAATGTCCTGGCGACCAGAAGTAATCGTCATGTTGGCAAGGGTGAGGTTTGTGTAATCGCCCCCACCGTTGATCGTTACTTGCCATTCAGGAGTCCATTGACTCATGCGATTAGAGCCGATCCAGCCCCACCGCCACCGCGGTAAGAGGACTCGTTAATAATCTCTACGATCTGACGGGCTTAAACTTAGAGATGAAACTGGCAAGGTTACGAGTTGCAACCCTGTCATGGTAAGGCACTTGCAAGTCTGAGACTATAACAATGCGCTTAATCGTCATCCTCATCATCCTCGTAATCCCCAAACTTTTCGGGATCGATTGGGTCTGGCAAAATCCATCCAGGATACGATTGAACGTCTGTAATCATAAACAACGCTAAACCCTCGTCAAAGCCAGCCTTACGCAAGGACTTGTAGTATTCATGTAACCCGATGCAGTAAGCATCAAGTTTAGAATAGCCTTGCTCCTCAAGCGCCTTAGTAGGTTTTCTAGCCATGTGGATAAGTGTCCCTTACTTCTTGAGCAATTCCATCATCTGTTCTTGGCGTGTCTCTATTCTTGCCAATCGGTCAGCGAGAGATGATCCACCATTCGGCGTAAGAGTCCACAACCAACCGCGAACCAAATAACGCAAACCGCCAACAACAATAGTAAGCGTTGAGGCAATAGCGAGAACCAGTCCCGCCCAATCATTAGCGGTCACCGTAGACCATAGGCTTCATCTTTAGGATTCAACCAACGCATAATTGGCGGGATCGTTGCTAAAGCACCAGCGTAAGCGATGTTCTTTAGGTCAGTCTCTCCGGCAGCGACAAGTGCAAGAGCAGCTGTTAGGAACGCTCTGCCCCAACTTGCTAGCATCTTTTTCAGGTCTTGGCTCATCTGTTCCTCCTAGTAACGGGATGTTAAAAAACTTCGAATCCGTATCGCCAGCCTTTGTAAAACTGACGTGGATGTGTTTGGTGTGCGGATTGACTCCGGTGTACTTGCGCCAGCGCCAGAGGCTTCGAGCGCTTGCAATCTTGTGATTAAAGATGACATAACTAATGCGTTTATCTGTTCGGGCTGCAATTCGTATCTGGTCGGCAATGTAAGCAGCTGTAGAGGCTTGTTCATTGAAATCAGCATCGAGATCGATAGCGCGGACGTACCCTGAATCAGGGTCAGGGTTATGATCGCTCTTTCGGGTTGAGTGCTTTGCATCTCCGATTGTCCCGTCAGAGTGACGCTTTCTGTCAGGATAAGCATCGTCTGCCTGTTCTCTTAATTGAACAACTGACTTACTTAGTCTCGGTTTCACTTAAAATCCGAGAGCCTTTAAATCATCAGTAGTTAAACCAAGTGCTTCTAGTTTTGATTGAGCAAGGATTTTTGCAGCTTGTTTTGCGTTTTCTTGTTCTGCTTCCCAAGCATCGTATTGAGCAAAACCTGCTTCAAATTGAGCTTTTGTAATTGGAGTGGCTTCAATAAACTTAACACCATCCCAATCATTGCCAAGTACTGACCAACCGCCTTCAGGCAGTAACATTTCTAAAACTTGTGTTGCTGTAGCCATTATGCACCTATTTCCATGAGTGTAATTGAAGATGTGGTAGTTGCATTTCCCCTAGATGGTTGTACATAAATCGTTACATTGCTACCAGTTTGCTTGGAGAAAGTTGTTTTGTAAGTGGTAGCGCTAGTTGTTGCCGGTTCGTCTAAATAAGTATTTCCAACAGTAAATCCCAAAATTGCTTCTTGATTTTCTGTGTCAGCAAAGTGATTGCCAAAATTAGAAATGACTGATGCGCCTCTCAATAGTTTCAAACCAATGAGAGCCTGGCTAGTTCCTGATGTGACTTTACCTTTTCCAACCTGTTGATTAACAATTACTAAGATTTTGCTCGTAGATGATGTTGGAGTAATAGTTGCACTTAAATCTGTATCCACTTCGCCCGCAGATGTTGTTGTTACTTGATTTGCAGTTTGCGCGTAAACCAGTTGAAGCAATTTGCCACCTCCAGCAGGTGCAGCCCATGTTGGCACGCCACCAGAGACCGTCAAAACATTACCAGTTGAACCAATACCCAAACGAGCAGGTGTTGATCCACTTGATGAATAAATAACATCGCCTGTGGTTGTCATTGGATTGGTCATTCCTGTTGCATCGGATGACCAGACAAAATCCATGTTGGCATTCGAGTTCTTTTTCAAAACCTGACCAGAAGTACCGCCCAAAAGATCGCCCATTGATGTATCAATAGCGTTTGCCAAGGTTCGGATAGCAGCTGCACCATCTTTTACCAAATCTGTGTCGTCTGGTTCTTCCCAGCCAAACAAGGGACTTGTTGCCATTTATTGCTCCTTTTATCAGGCTACTATTGTAGCGTTAATCCATTCTAGGGTTGGGCTTAAAGTGTTCCATGTCTCTGATGCTGAGACTCCGTTCCAACGAGTGGACTGAAGGCTGTAAGCAGTTGGTGAGACAGTTAAAGTTAGGTAAAGCGAGTTATAACCAGCGGTAAAAGTCCAGCCTTCGACAAAGCCTTGGAATTGACCATTAGTAATGTTCGATGGCAGATCGGTGATGTTTACCGGTAAACCCATAAATACTTCTAGCAAAGCATCTCGATCGGTGTCATCGATCTCAGGGCTAGCAAGAGGGAAAGTGATTGACTTAAACTGAGCCTCTGGGAAAGCGCGTAAGGCTAAATAAAACTCAGCCTGATCTAAAGCATCCGACCCTTTTTCTAATGAGGTTGTAATCTCGTACGATTGTTGTCCATAAATAGCGATTGAATTAGCATCTGAAGCAGATTCCTGAGCGTTAGCCTTGTAAGTAATTGTCACGTTATTGCGGACATCTCCTGAACGCTTTGAGGTTCTGATACCGCGAGCCAAAGCATGAGAACCAGTTAAATCCACATAACCATTAGTGGCAAGGTAAGAACTGCGCCTAGTACTGTCCGCATACCCGATTCTGCCCTGTGAGTCCTCGTAAAGGTAGCCAAGTCCAGATGTAGCCAAAGAGGATACAAGACTGTAAATGTCAGTTGTGCTTGATGATCTGGCAGTTAATTCGTAATCACCTGGTTGATCGATGTCTCCAAGCCCAGAGTTCTCAGCATTAGCCCAGGTTGTGGTTGGGTTGTATCCAGCCCAAGTTTCAGCAGCTGGTACTTCATTCCAAGTATCGAACAGCGCCTCACTTAGAATTGTGTAAATCTGATCCCCGTCAAAGTCTTTGCTTAAAACACCCTCTGTAAGTGTCTTAGGCAGTTTGGACAAAGCACCCAAAGCAACTACCTTGATTCGCTCTGAGATAGCCGTAGATGAGGCTTGAGTGACTTCTACATCGATGTCCGTTACATAGCCACCAAAGAGATTTACATAAGTACCAGATGAGTCTTTAACCCGGATGTTAATCTGGTCATTGACATCGATCTCAATAGGCGATAAATCTAAATTGATAATCTCAACATTGCAGTAACCCGCATAAGGTTGAGAATAGATGTCCTGGCGACCAGAGGTAATCGTAAGGTTGGATAAGGTGAGGTTTGTATAATCGCCTCCACCGTTAATGGTGACCTGCCATTCAGGAGTCCATTGACTCATGCGATTAGAGCCGATCCAGGTCCACCGCCACCGCGGTAAGAGGACTCATTAATAATCTCTACAATTTGACGGGCTACGCCTTCTTTGTCCAAGGCTCCAGTTACATTAATGTTATAGACAGGTGCCATTGAAGCGTTTTCAGCCATGCGGAATCGTCCGACATCAAATGATCCAACAGCGGTTGATGCAGCTGCTGCGCTAGATGCAACCTTGGCTACTGAACTAGATCCGGATGTTGTACCAGTTGTTCCAGTCGAGCCACCGCCTCCGGTGCTTGAAATAGTTGGCGCTGTGTAAGTTGGTGTGCTTACTTTTGGCGCTGAAACTGATGGAGTAGTAAATGAAGGCTTAGAGATGGTTGGGATGTTAGGCAAGATCGGGATGGAGTTGTAAGCCTTAATAAGGGCATTGATGCCATCGATCGCTCCTGATACCAAGGTACGGATTACGTTAATAACACCGCCTACGATGTCCACGACACCAGCAGCAATTTTGGCAACAAACGAAATCGCTCCACCAAGGGCAACCGTAAATACTGGAACAATGTAATCAACGATAAATGAACCAAGTGCCTGAAAGGACTCTTTGTTTCGTTCGATTGCATCTTTGAGTGGATCAAAGAGTTTAATAAACTTCTGAAAGTCTGGAATAACTTTATTAACAATCAGATCAATAAACTTCTGGATAATAGGCAAAAGGTTATACCCGATTGTTTCAACGCCTTCATCAAAGGCTACCTTCAAACGATCCATACGACCTTGGAAGGTCTCAGCATTTTTAGCAGCTGCTCCACCAAAGAGATCGCTAAGTTTTGTCTGAACCTGAGTAAAGGACATTGCCTTTAATTCAGCAGCAGTTAATCCAATACCTAATCGACCAAGAGCAGCGCTGTTGCCGTCATAGGCTTTGCCTAGGGCATTGGCTACGCCTTCGAGAGGCTTTCCTGTTTGTGTGGAGATGTCAAGAGCAAGAGATAGTAAATCCTGAGCCTTTGAGACGTTGCCAGTTGATAAAGCCAAACGAGCAAGGGCTGGACGTAGGTTGTCATCTGCAACGCCAGTAGCGCGAGCCATCTTGTCAATGGAATCCTCAGTAGCTGCAATCTGGGCTTTAGTTGCGTTTGTTGCGTTCTCTAATGCTGAGGCTAATTTAACCTGGCTTTGTTCATCGGCTAATGCAGCCTTAACGCCATCAACGCCAATCTTAACTGCATAAGCACCGGCAGCAGCAGCAGCCGCTAAAAACGCAGCCCCTGCTACTTTGCCAAACTTTTCTAACTTGCCAGCGGATGTTTCGACATCACCATTGGCAGCCTTTAACTTCTTATTAAGATCATCTACGTCAGCAAGGATCGAGAGTTTAAGGGTTCTATTACCTGCCATTAATCCCACTCCTTCAAAATCTGACTAAATGCTTCCTCCCACTTACGAACTAGATCCGGTTGAATCTGTCGCAAAGTTGGGTAGATGAAGTAACCTGAGTTACCTCTGCCTTTGTTAGGCGTACGCTTCGGGAACTGCTTAAATCTATTAGATCCAAACTCCATACCATAAAGTAGGTCAAGAGTTGAACCGCCACCGCTAAACTTTTGACGAGCAAAGCCGTAACTAAACTCACCAATCTTTGAAGTCTTACTTACCTTAACTCCATCAGCAATACGCCTAGCAGCAGTACCTGAAACCGTACGAGTCGCTGCTGCGATCTTAATCTGTTGAGAAGCGTATTCAGCAAGATTAGAACTTTCCTTTTTAGCAGCTTCAACGGCTTCATCTGACATACCTTTGAAAGCCCTGGTAATACCGCGTAGATCTGTTTTGTCATAAGCGATCTTGACTTCATCTGCCATCCGATCGCTCCTTCAGTATTTCTATCGCGGTTAAAATGTCGTCTGCG